GGGCTTGCAGGAAGCATTAAAGGACTCGTGAGGGATAAAGACTAATGGGACGGCTTGAAGTACCAAGCATAATCTTCGACCAGGACATTTTAGAGACCGTGACGTTAATCCGCAGTCATGCGGGCGTGAATGAGTATGGCGAAAACGAGATGCACCCGATTATTGAAAGTGTCTTGATGGCCGTACAGAACGCCACACAAAAAGACATTGAGAATCTGCCGCATGGTGTAAACCTAACGTGGACTATCAAAGTGTATTATCAGGGTGAGCTTTGTGTCGAAGACCAGGGGCAGAGTGCCGATCTCATCCAGTGGAATGGCAAGCAATACAAGGTAATCCAGATCCCCGAGGATTTTACAAATCAGCCTGGCGGATTCACTTGTGCTCTTGCGATCTGGGAGAAACATGCTGACTGATTCATCAATAGGCGGATACATTCAACAGTTTTCCGGGCCGATGGAAGGCCGCGATCTGTTGCATATTATTCACGATCTGATCGCTGGCGTGACGGGCATTCCGAATGGATTTGTCCGGCCTGAATACCAGATGAACCCGCCGGAGTTGCCAGATCATGAAGTGGACTGGTGCTCATTCCATATCGAGAACAGGGAACCGGATTACAGCAACTCGGCAGATATTCAGGATGAAGAAAAAAACACCTCCGTCAAGCACGAACTTTTAGATGTTTTGGCTTCATTCTACGGGCCGTCGTGCCTCGACTATGCCGGGCGCTTCGATGCTGGAATGGAACTCGGGCAGAACAGGGAAGACCTTTACAAGAACGGCATGGCCTACCGTGAGTGTTCCGATATCGTCCACATTTCGGAATTGATCAATGCACGCTGGTACGAGCGAGCCGATATCACTTTAACGCTGACCCGAGAGTGTGTCCGCACATGGCCGATTAAGACGATCAAGGAAATTCAAGGCGGGATCGTTTCGGATGATCCAAACAAATTAAATGCGTCTTTCGACGTAAAGGAGAGCTGATAAATGCAAGGCTTAAACGTAAATCGAATTGTGAAAGTCGATGTCAACCTTTCGCCGAAAGCCGTGCCGACCGGAGACATGGGCGTATTACTGGCAATCGGTGACAGTGACGTAATCAATACAAAAGAAAGAATCAGATCGTACACCGATGCCGATTCTGTGCTTCAGGACTTCGACGTCAACGCGCCAGAATCCAAAGCGGCAGCTCTATATTTCGGACAAGACCCGAAGCCAAGGACGTTGATGGTGGGACGTTGGGCCCGGACGGATACAGCGGGCGTGCTGCTCGGTGACATACTCACCACCGAAGAGCAGGATATTGCGAAATGGAAGAAGACAGACCTGGCCTTTTCTGTCGCCATTGACGGCGCCGCGGCCAAGGATGTCACGGCGGATCTGTCGGGTGTGGCAAACCTGAACGCTGTCGCGGCTGCATTCACCACGGCTCTTGCCGGCGCAACGATGACATGGGATGGCCAGTCGTTCAAAGTCGTTTCCAAGACTCAGGGTGCGGCTTCTTCGATTTCCTATCTCGCAAAGCCGAAGACTGGAACCGATTGCAGCGCCATGCTGAAGATGACAAGCGCCACGGCCAAAGCGGTGATAGATGGCATCAAGGCCGAGACTGCTATCGAGTGTATCGGCGTGATGATGGGTCAGTCCAACAGGTGGCGCGGCGTGGCCTTCACGGCTTCCACTCAGCCGGGCGATACCGACAATCTGGCCATTGCGAATCTGATCGAAGCATCGACAGTAAAGCGGCTTTTCGGCATCACTTCGGCCGATTCCAAGATTCTCAATCCGCAGGATAAGACCGACATTGCCAGCCAGTTAAAGGATGCGAAATACAACAGCGCGATCGTGCAATATAGCACCACGGAGCCGTTCGCTATCGTGTCGCTCTTCGGCTGCGGCTACGGCATAGACTGGACCCAGGTCAATTCGCATAAGACGTTGAAATTCAAACAGGAGCCGGGCGTCAAGGCTGAGGATCTTTCAGAGACTCAGGCTCAGGCTCTGGAATCGAAGAACTGTGATGTCTATGCACATTATGACAACGACGCGGACATCATTCAGGAAGGCGTATGTTCGAGCGGTGCATTTATCGACGAAATGCTCGGGCTCTATGCCATCGTGAACGATCTGGAAGTCGAGTTGTTTAATCTGTTTTACACCTCGGCCAAGATTCCGCAGACCGATGAAGGCTCTGCAATCATCGCAAACACGTGCTCGGCCGTCTGCGGGAAATACGTCTCGAACGGATTCCTGGGAACTGGCAAGTGGGACGATGTCGGCTTCGGTCAGCTCAAAAAGGGCGATACGATCGAAGGCTTCTACGTCTACATCCAGCCGATGGCATCACAGCTCAAAGCCGACCGCGAGGCGAGGAAATCACCACCGGTAAAGGTGGCTGTGAAACTCGCTGGAGCAGTCCATTCCATCAGCGCCGTAATCAACGTCAACAGATAAGGAGATTTAATAATGGCCAGCTATTCATTCCGTGACTGCAAGATAACTATCAGTGGCGTGGGCGGGACGGCAATATTCGGCGGCCTGCCGGGTGGTGTGGACAAAGGCGGGATCACCATCGAAGCCGATGGCGACAAGAATAGAAAGACCGTCGGCGCGGATGGTGCCGTTGTCCATTCGCTGATTGTCGATGACAGTGGAAAGATCACAATCCGCACGCTCAAAACGGCCATGCAGAATGTCATCTTGAACGCTATGCTCCAGGCTCAGAAGCAGAGCGCGGCGGTGTGGGGCCGGAATGTCATTACTCTCTTGGATATTGCCCGGGGCGACTCTTACACCTGTATTGACTGCGCCTTTTCGAAGGTGCCGTCAAATGAATGGAAAGACGAAGCCGGAACGATCGAATGGACGTTCGATGCCGGGAAGATCATACAGATCATGGGCACCGGCCTGCCGTCGGCTGTGTAAGGTGAGCCATGGATCAAGAAATCAATGGGCAGATATACAGATTCGGTAAGCTCGATGCACTGACGCAGATCAATATAGTCCGTAAGCTCATGCCAGTGCTGGGAGCAATAATTCCGATGGCGAAGGAATTCTCAGGCGAAGATAAGCCAAGCGAAGATCCTTATGAGCAATTTTCAAAGATATTCCCCGAGCTGTCGAAAGCTCTATCAGGTATTTCCGAATCTGATTTCAATACCTGCCTTTTGAAACTTCTGGCCTGTGTTTACAGGAAAGAAAAGGGCGATCTGGGCTATGCGGCAGTAAGCACCGGCGAGGTGCTCGTGTATCAAGACCTGGATTTAAAGACCTTGCTTCAACTGGTTTGGACTTCGCTGTTGGAGAATTTCAGAAGTTTTTTTTCCGTAAAGCCCTCGGCTTTGAATCCCGAGAGCCTGAAACAAAGCGTCCCGTCGAGTGGGTAAGCCTGCCAGACGGTGAAGAATGGGCTTTGCGCCCTGTGCTTCGTGGGTGTTGCAAGTACGAATCGCTGATTGATGGCACGTTGCATATTGAAGATATCGCCCTTTTAAACGACGCACTGGCGGTGCAGGACGAAAATGAAAGGCGATATCGAAAGGCGAATGAAGACTGATGGCCGGTAACGTACTCAAAGAATTTTTAATGACGCTGGATTTTAAGACCAACGAAGGGTCTTTGAAGTCATTTCTCGTTACTCTCGCCGCCGGCACTGTCGCTGTAAAAGCCTTCGATGCTGTGATCAACACCGTTGTCCAAGGTGTGAAGGACATGGTGGCAGCAGTCCCGGCTTTGGCGTCCGAAATGCGCTCTCTCGCCGTAGCAAGCAAGGCGGCCGGGATGTCCATGCAGGAGCTGTCGAAGCTCGAATATGTTGGCAACGTCGTTGGAGTAAGTACCGATCAGATTCGCGGCTCGATGGAAAGCCTTTCAAAGTCGGCAGGTCTGGCCGCACTCGGTATGGGCCGAGCCAAGGCGATGTTCGATGAGCTGGGGATCTCCGTGAAGGACGCTGAAGGCAATCTGAAAAAAGCCCCTCAGCTTATGAATGAGATCCGCAATGCCGTGAAGGGCATGGATATCAACCAACAGAAGGCCGTATTCGAGCGCCTCGGCATGGACTCGGCCATGATGAAAGTGCTGGCGGCCGATACGAAAGCGCTGGGCGGAGAATTCGACAAGGTATTTGCAGCGGCCGGCATGGACTTCGAGACGCTTGCCAAGGACTCGAAACAGCTCAGCGAGAATCTGAACAAGATCAACACTCTTTTCGCCTGGCTGAAAAAGATATTCGCTTCGAAATTCATCAAGCCGGTGGCGGAAGCAGCGAAGGAATTCGCGGACATTCTGATTGATAATCTACCGACCATCATTAAATTCCTGACGCCAGTTTTTGAATTCCTGGGCAAAGTCGGCAAGGCTGTTTTTGCCATCGGAAAATCATTCCTGACGGTCGTGGGCGTGATCCTGTCTCCGATAAAGATGATCGTGAAGGGCTTAAAGATGGTCAACGATTCCCTGGGCGGCTGGCCGCTCCGGATTCTGAAGATCATCGCAGTGTTGAATCTCTTGAATTTGACCTTCCTTGCCTCGCCTATCGGAATGATCCTCGGCCTGGCGACTGCGATTGCCATGCTCGTGCAGGACTTCCAGGTGTGGCAGCGTGGCGGTAAGTCATTCATCGACTGGGGAAAATGGAAGCCCGCGATCGACCTCGTGACCGTAGCCGTGAAAGGCATCGGGAAAGTATTCAAGTGGGTCGGCGATTACGTCGGGCGAGTGCTGGGCATAATTATCGCTCTACTCACGGGAGACTTCGCGGCCGCGTGGGAAGGTGTGAAAGAGCATTTCCAGGCAATAGGCGATCTGGCTGGCTGGCTCTGGGATCAGATCATGGGCGTTGTGGGCGCGATCGGGAAAGTCGTTTCGGGGATTGGTGAGTTTTTAGGAATCACGAAAAAGGAAGAAAAGAAAGCCACGCCGGCGCCAGAGGGCCCGCAGCAATCTCAGGCTCCGATATATGGAGAAGAGGGCTATGGATACGCGCCAGCGGCCTCAGGGAAGGCACCAGCGAAAAGAAAAGCCAAGGCTGCTACCACCGTAGCGGCCGCGCCTGTAACTATTCCAGAACCGCCTGCAGTCACATCACCGGCAGCGGCACCAGTATCGGCCGCCGCTGCTCCATCCTCAGCACCTCAGAGGCGGTCATCGTTTAACGCCGCTGAATATATAGCCAAAAAGAGGATGAATCCGGCGGCGTATGCCATCGGCACGGCAAGGATAACACCCTCACCAGCTCAGGCGGCCGCTCTGGGCGGAAGTACCAATAATGTGAATCAGAAGACCGTGATCAACGTGAATGAATCAAGCTCGCCAGAAGCCACGGCTCGGGCTGTGGGAAAATTACAAGGGCGTGTGAATGCCGACTTGGTTCGCAATATGTCACCGGCCGGAGCGTAAGGCATGGCAAGCACAGTCGCCATCTTAAAAACGCAGCGCTCGATCGGGAATATTACTGCTTACGTCCTGATCGAGGAGTCCACCACCGATGAGTTGGAGATTACCAGTCATCCGGTACAGAACGGCGCACCGATAACAGATCACGCATTCAAACAGCCGGCCGAATTGTCGTTAAAGATTCTGTGCGGCCAGAACGAAAAGCCACTCGACCAGATTTATTCCGACTTCCTGATCCTTCAGGCATCCCGCGAGCCGTTTCAAATTACTACACCCAAGCGCATTTATAAAAACATGCTGATGCAGTCAGTCGGACAGACCACGGATAAAGAGACGGAAAACGTCCTGTCTCTCTCGCTGAAATGCCGGGAGATCATCATGGTTTCAACTCAGACCGTGAAAGTTCCGCCGCGCAAGGTACACAAAAAGCCGAACGAAACTGGCGGGACGGAAAAAACAGGCGAGAAAACGCCCGTGGAAGAGTCGAATCTTTCTCAGATGGCGAGTATTTTTTAATGAGTAAGAAGTATTACAAAATACCTTTAACGAACGTGCCGCAGGAGTTCGATATCACGCTTTCCGATCGGCCGCTCCACATGCGGAATCGTTGGAATAGCGCTTCCAACTCCTGGCAGCTGGATATTTTCGATGCCGTGACCGATGGGCCGTTGATCCTGTCGCTTCCGCTCGTGGCCGGATCTGATCTTCTGGAATCGTTCAAACACGTTGGAATCCCAGGGAGCCTGTACGTTTACACCGAAGGCTCGCCGAATTCGAACCCAACGCAGGACAATCTTGGGAAGGATGCAAACCTTTATTACGTAATATGAGCCAATACCTTCGAAAATTCAGCCTGATCATTGCCGACAAGGCCGGTGAAGGGCTGGATCTGTCCGATCTGCATTGCACCTTTGATATCAAAAAGACGTGCGCTCAGGAGCCGAACACGGGAGATATCACCATTTACAATCTGGCCCCGAATACGGCCGCGCAGATCAAGAAAGAATTCCAGCGGATCGTCATCCAAGCCGGGTATCAGGACAACTACGGCCTGATATTCGACGGAAATATCAAACAGGTAAAAGCGGGCAGGGAAAACGGCGTTGATTCGTATCTCAGCATCAGCGCGGGCGATGGCGACAAGGCTTACACTCAGGCAGTGGTGAGCAAGACCATTGCGGCAGGCGCCACACCTGGGGACGTTGCAGCCGTGGCGGCTCAGCCGATGCAGGGCTTGGGCGTTAAATCAGGGACAATCTCGATACCCGGCAACGCTCTACCCCGCGGGAAGGTGCTGCACGGGTCCAGCCGGGATCACTTACGGCGGATATCGAAAAGCTCAGGCTCGACATGGAGCATACAGGACGGGGTGATCCAGATCGTACAGGCGGGCAAGCTCGCGGGAAATCAGGCTGTATTGCTTTCGCCATCGACGGGCCTTGTCGACTCACCGGAAGAGACCGAAGGCGGAATCACAATCACCTGCCTCTTGAATCCCATGCTCAGAATCAACAGCCTGGTGAATCTCAAAAACACTGATTTCGACGGGCCTTACAGCGTCATGGCGATCGAATACAAGGGCGACAACAGGGGCAATGGCTGGCACTGCATAATCACAGGTAAGAAGTATGCGTGATGAAGAACGAATAGCGGATCTGTCGATAGTAATCAGGACGGCACTCGATGCCCAACAGGCGGGGATCTGGACGGCCATGCCCGCGATCGTTGATGACGTGGATTTCGACAAGCAGGCCATCACGGCACAGATCGCGATTGAATGCGTGTGGGAAGACGCAAAAGGAAAAAGGACTTATGCACCTTACCCTCCGCTTGTCGATGTGCCCATCGTATGGCCGAGAGCTGGCGGATTCGCACTCACCTTCCCGATTAAAAAAGGGGACGAAGTCCTGAT